AAACGCTGGCCGCCCAGATGGCGATTGAGAAGTCGGGTGTCGATCTGGTCTGGTGGGCAGGGCCGAAAACCAGCATCCCAAACATCAAGCGCGAGTTCAAGCTGTGGGGGTTTCCCTTCGACGGCATCCAGGTGGAGTTCTTCACCTACGAGCGACTGGTCCGCGTGATGGACGAATGGGACGGCTCGCAAACCTTGCCTCGGTTCTTTGTGGCCGATGAATCGAGCCGCTGCAAGAACGACACGTCGCAGCGCTCGAAAGCCTGCCAGAAGCTCGCGGACCTGATCCGAGAAAAGTACGGCCTGGACGGCTACGTGATCGAGATGTCGGGCACGCCGTCGCCCAAAACGCCGTGCGACTGGTGGAGCCAATGTGAGATCGCCTGGCCGGGATTCTTGAAGGAGGGCAGCCGCCGGGCGATGGAAGAACGGCTGGCCTTCATGGTCGAGCAGCAATTCGACGCCGGCAAGTTCAAGAAGCGGATCGGCTGGAAAGACGACGAGCGGAAGTGCGCCCAGTGCGGCGAAACCCGCGAGGAAGGGCCGCATGAGTTGGACGGCGAGGCCAACCCCGACGATTACCACAAGTTCGTCCCCAGCACCAACGAGGTCGCCTACCTCTACGAACGCCTCAAGGGCCTGGTGATCGTCAAGCACAAGAAGGACTGCTTGCACCTGCCCGAGAAGCGCTACCGCAAGATCGTGTGCAAGCCTACGGCCAGCATTTTGCGCGTGGCGGAATCCCTCGTCCGCGCGGCCCCGAATGCCGTGACGGGCATGACCTTGCTGCGGGAACTGAGCGACGGGTTCCAGTACCGCGAACAGCAAGAGGGAGTGACGAAATGCACGCATTGCACGGAGGGCACCGTGGCTCAGTGGGTGGACCCGGACGATGCCGAGGCCCGATACGAGGCCGTTGACATGCTGGACCCCGACCTAGTGGCCCGGCTGGTCAAGGAGACGGTCCCCTGCCCGCTGTGCAACGGCACGCGGGAAGTTCCCAAGATGGTGCGATTCACGCGAGAGCTGCCCTGCCCGAAGGACGCCGCCCTGAAGATGCTGCTGGACGAGAACGAGGAAGTCGGGCGGCTGGTGGTTTTCGCCGGCTTCACGGGTTCCGTGGATCGCATCGTCAAGCTGTGCCTCAAGGAAAAGTGGGACGTGGTGCGGTGCGACCAGGGGAACTTCCAGGTCTTCGCCGCCAAGAGCGACAGCCCGGAAGGCATTTTGATAACGGGCGAAGAGCCGCTGGATTACTGGGCCAACACGGAGGGACACGGCAAGGTCGCCTTCGTGGCAAACCCTGAATCGGGCGGCATGAGCCTGACATTGGTAGAGGCCCGCATGGCGGTGTACTGGTCCAACAGTTGGAAGCCGGAGTACCGCGTGCAGAGCGAGGATCGCATCCACCGCAAGGGCATGGACGAGAACTTGGGCTGCACCATTGTGGACCTGATCCATCTGCCGAGCGATGACCGCGTGCTGGGCGTGATTCGCGCCAGCCGTCGCCTTGAATTGATGACGATGGGCGAACTGATGGCCGGCATCCGGTGGGACGCAGGCGGGGACGAAGCAGACGGAACTCTCCAGATTGTGGAGGCCGTGTCGTGAAGTGCATCCAGTGCCGCATCCGCGTGTATTCCGGCCGCTGGGGCAAGGGCACTCACGGCTTCCGCCCTAGTTGGGGCAACCGTCTTTATGCCGCGGTCCAGGAAGCAGTTGCCGGCAAGGGCGAGCTTTGGGGACTGGCGTTCACGCTCACCGAGCCGAACTCGGTGGGACTAGCCGTGACGATTGGAATCTGGGTGGGCTGGCGGCCAGGCGATCCGAACTTGCTTGTCGGGCGGCTCCACGAACAGATGGTCGCTCGCTTGAGGCCGGAGTCCGAGCGTCAGATCGAAGTCGAGGTCATGGATAGCCGCGACATAAAAGAAGACTCGTTGCTCGCAATCTGAATGCCTGTTGCATGATTCCCCTCCTTTCACCTCTTGGAGTTGCAACGATGAAGTACGTGCTTTTGGTCCTGACCCTGCTTGCCCTGGCCGCGCCGGCGGTCGCCAGCATTCCCGACGACTTGCAGCGTGTGAGCGTCACCATCAAGGCCGGCGATGCCCAAGGCTCCGGCACCCTCGTCACCCGGCAGATCGGCGAAGACACCGTGACCTTCGTGTGGACCGCCGCCCACGTCGTTGACGGCCTGCGCACCACGCGCACGGTCGTCACGCCGCAGGGCACGCCGCGGATTCTGGTCGAGTACCGGGACGCCGAGATCGTCCAGGAGCGCCAGCAAACCGGCCGCCGGGTGGGCGAAGTCAAGTACGACTGCAAGATCATCAAGGTCAGCGATGCCGACTACGGCGAAGACCTGGCCGTGCTCATGGTCCGCTGCAAGGGCGCGTATCCGCTGAGCGCCTGTGCGAAGTTCCACCCGGACATCAATTACATCCCGCCCATCGGCGTCGATCTGAGCCACTGCGGCAGCCTGCTGGGCCAGTTTGGGGCCAACAGCTACACGACCGGCGTGCTCAGCCAGACGGGCCGCACACTGCCGATGAAGGGGGCCAACGTCAAGGTCTTCGATCAGGTGACGGCGGTTGCCTTCCCCGGCTCGTCCGGCGGCGGCATGTTCCTCAAGGCCAGCGGCGAGTACATCGGGATGCTCACCCAGGGCGTGATGAAGCTGCAAGGCTTCAACTTCATCGTCCCGGTGCGGCGCATCCACGCTTGGTCAAAGGCCGCCAAGGTCGAATGGGCCATCGACCCCAACGCGGAGATGCCCACCTTGAAAGAGATCGACGCGATTCCCGTGGAAGACGCCGGCCAGTCGCCGAGCGGCTACCCGCAGCATAATTCAGCCGGCGGCATCGGAGAAGGCGGTGCGCCGTGCGCCAAGCCACCGTTGAACTTCAACGACGCCATCCTGTGGGTCGAGCAATTTCTGAACCGCGCGAGGTGTCGGTCGCTCTGAGGCCGAAACTGTTCTGCCCGATTCTGGCCTGACTGACAGTTCGAGGTTGGGCGGCGGCGGGCAGCGCCGCCCGGCCTTCATTATCACGCGGCGAGGCCAGGCGCGGCACGGCTTGGCGAGGCGCGGCCTGGCGGGGCGAGGCAAGGCGAGGCACTTCAATCAAGCAAACCATCAACCGGCGAGGCGAATACGGAAAGATCATGCGATTGACAAAGCAGAAGGTCCAGAAGATCAAGGCGGCCATCGCCGATGGCGTCGCGCAGCCTGAGATCGCCAGACAATTCACGATCAGCCGTTCGCTCGTGTCGGACATCGCCACGGGTCGGGTCCACAAAGATGTGCCGTGGCCGGGCGGCGAACCGCCCGCGCCCAAGCGGGCCGGCGGCCAGCACAAAGACATCCCCGACTACGATCCGACCGACAAGAAGGTCTTGGAGTTGGAAGCGGAGATCGTTCACCTGACCGAAGAGAGGAACCGCGAACGGCAGAAGGTCAAGGCCGGGGCGAAGATCGCCGGCCTCTTCAAGGCCGTTGTCGCGGAAATGGAACATCGGATCAAGCCTTTTGCGGCGCTGCCGCAAGCCGTGGACTTCCGCCGCAAAGCACAGATTACCGAACACGTCGTCATGCACCTGAGTGACTGCCACGCCGATCAGGTCGTGCGGCCCGAGGAGGTGGGTGGGCTGGAGGAGTACAGTTTCCCTATCGCCTGCGCCCGTGCCGAGCGGTACGTGGACACCGTGATCGAGTGGTGCCACGACACGCTGGCCCCGAAGTTCTCATTCCCCGTGCTGTTGTTGTTTGCGTATGGCGATTTCACGTCGGGCGAAATCCATAAGGCTTGCGAGAGGAGCTACTATCGCAACCAGTTCCGCAATTGCCTGGCCATCGGGCAGCTTCACGCCCTGATGCTGCGAGACTTGGCGGCCCATTTCGAGACTATCAACGTCCTGTATTTGTCAGGCAACCACGGTAGGAGAACGCCGAAGAAGGATTTCGGCGGGGCGCATGACAACTTCGATTATCTCGTTGCCGAGATTGCTCGGCTGCACAGCCGCGATTTGAGGAATGTCAACTTCGCTATCCCCGACGCTTGGAGCGCCAACGTCAGCATCAATGGCGTTGGATTCTCAGTATCACATGGGGACGACGTTCGGGGCAGTCTGGGCATTCCCTTTTACGGCATGGTCCGGCGGCAGAAGGGCCTGATTGCCCTCGGCGCGGCGGCCGGTGGCCAGCGGTGCCGCTACTTTGTGGCCGGGCATCATCATACGGCCAGTTCGTTATCGGACATTGATGGCGAACTTCTTGTCAACGGCGCATGGCTTGGAACGGACAGCTTCGCCTACAACTCCCTGGCTGCCTATAAGGAGCCAACTCAGCTTCTTCACGGCGTCAACGCAAAGCACGGGGTCACATGGCGATTGCACGTCAAGCTACGGCATGAGAAGGAGAAGAACGGCCCGCGTCGATACTGCATTGATGGCGGGAGAGAGACGGGGCCGTTGCGATGAAACGAATCCCGTTGACACAAGGCAAGGAGGCCCTGGTAGACGACCAGGACTACGAGTATCTCATGCAATGGAAATGGTGCTGGCATTGGACGGCACGCCGCACCACGACTTACGCACGCAGAGACATTGGCGGGCGAAGGCATAAATCATCTGTTCACATGCACCGCGTAATCGCCGAGCGAATGGGGCACTTGGCTCAGGGACGACAGATCGACCATGTGGATGGAAACGGGCTGAATAACCAGCGGAGCAATCTGCGGGTTGCCACACAATCGGAGAACGGCGGCAATCGCGGGCGAAATCGAAACAACAAGTCGGGCTACAAAGGAGTGTGCTGGGACGCAACACGGCAGAAATGGCTTGCGGCCCTGAAGCATAGAGGAAGACAAGTGCTACACAAACGCTTTGACGATCCGAAAGAAGCCGCCCGCGCCTACAACGACGCCGCACTTAAACACTTCGGCGCGTTCGCGTTCTTGAATCCTGTTTAGGAGATCAACATGCCGATTCA